GCTACAACCTCTTCTTCAGTGGTTTCAGCTTCTTCTTTAGCCATTTTCTTCATTGAATCTGCGGCTTTAGCACCTCTGTTAACTACATCCTTGACGGTTGCGATCTTGGGCTCTCTGAGCTTTGCCGAATCATCATCAGGTTTGTAGTTTTCGGGGGTTGGACCACCGAGATCTTCTACACTACCGAGCTGTGTGCCTGGATCAGTCAATTTAGGCATTGACTCAGCAGGCTTAGCGTTCGCGTTCACAGCAGTTTTAGATTGCTCCATTTCTTGTAAATCTCCACGAGACATTGTTGAACTACTCCGATTAACCTATTTTAATCTATATTTATTTATAAATTAGTATTTTTAAGCACTCACAGGTTATTCAAGAAATTATTGAATACATCGAGTTTTTTCTCATCAAGTTCACCCTGAGTTACCAGAGTGTTGATTTGTTTGTAGGTTTTTTTAGCTAATGATTCACGAAGGATACCACCTTCCCAAATCCAATCTTTACCTTCCATGATGCCTTCAACAAAAGCATCTGGTGCTGAAGGATCAGCTACGATGTCAGCTGCAGTTGACAACATAAAGTCATCACCAACAACATTTACGCCTTCTCTCGTCTGTTTGAGTGAACCAATTCCTCTACTAGAAACACCCAACTTAACGCCTTCACTAATGAGGGACTCCGCAATCTTACCCATTGGAGTAGAAAGGATCTTAGCCTTACCGATGAAGTTTGTTCCATTCTCTTTGAGTGAAACAATTTTGTGACTGACGCGGTCCAAATTGACAGTCGGGCCATCTGGATGTCCGAGTTCTCCAAGAGCCCTCCCAGAATTTACGTGGTTTTCTGTGTATCTCTGGACTTCTCTTCTCAGAGTTTCCATTGGGTACATACGACCATTTCTGTTCTTAAGGTTTCCTTGGAGGAAAATACCCTCAATGAACATATTCTTCTTACCGTTGCGTTCTTCAACGATAAAATCAACTGTTTCGATTTCTTCTCTGATGAGTTTCATTGATTTAACCTGTGTAACCTACTTTAGCGGCTCTGGATGTGCCAGTTCCATATACAACATCATTTGGTTTTTTCTCAATAAATTCAACTGTCCCTGTGGGAATGGTGATGAAACTTGTTGTAGCTGCACCTACCATTGTTGAGACTCCAATAGTAGCTGAGGAACCAGAAACATTAACTACTCTCAACACTGTAGCTTGTGCTAATGAACTAGCAGCCCCAAACGTAGTGGGGACCACAATCTCATTACCAATAATTAATGTCCTAGCCATTGTTAATCCCTAGTGTATGATTTTATTTATATTTACTCAACATCGAGATCGACACTGGTGTCAAACTCTGCCTCACCTTGTGGTTCGTCGAGATCAACATCGTTATCAAAAATAGATGATGCTACTTGTGGTCTGATATCTTCAATCTTCGATGCTGTTTTTGCAAACAACATATCTTTGATAGCGTCACTGACCTGAGAAGGAGACTCGTCCTTCACTAACAGATCCATTAATTCTTCCATAATACTAATAATGTTTTAGTTATTTAGATATCACCACCCTTGGGAGTTTCGTCAGGTTCTGGTTCTGTAGGAACTGGGGGAGATTGAATTGCATTTGGAGCTCCACCCATTTGACCCATCTCCATAGCCTGAACTTCGGCAGGATCAGGAATCTTACCATCCTTGATTTCCTCTTTAATCAGTTGATCCTGTTCCTTGATTTCAGCATCAGTCTGTCTGAGAACATTTCTTCTGACATAATCTTGTGAATAATACTTACCAATGAATGGTTCAACCAGAGTTGCTTGGTTAATTCTACTCTCAAGAAGTTCAGAGTCTTTCAGTTCAGCGAAGTGATTATCATATAGGAAGTCATACTGAATGTGGTCAGACATGTACTCCCAATCTTGAGGAGTGACTACGTTTTTAAGAAGAAGTTGAGTCTTCAACATATCATTAAACATAGAAGAGAATCTTTTTCTCATTCTTCCAACAAACTTGGAAAACTTGATTTCATCTCTTAAGATTTCAGAAGAACGACCTAACGAAAAACCACTGTCTCCTTGAAGTCTAGTTTCAGGAACATTCAATGCACGATAAAGTTTTTTCTGAAAGTAGTTAATATCAGTAATTTCACCAAGGTTCTGACCACCAGGAAGTGTAGAAATTTCAGTTCCTCTACCACCTTCACGTCTAGGAAGCCAGAAGTCTTCCATCATGGACATGTGTTTTTTATCATCACGAATCTCACCTGTATTTGCATCATAGACTAATTTATTTCTGTAACGCATCATAACATCACGAAGATATTGTTCTGCCTTAACTTTAGGAAGATTACCAACGTCAATGTAAAAGATTCTACGTTCTGGTGCTCTTGAAAGTCTATAGATGACTAAAGCATCCTCAATCATCATCAATTGATTGAGAGGTTTAATTGATTTGTGTAACCAAGAAAGTGTTGTTCCCTTATTTCTATCTACTAGACCAGAAGTACAATAGGTGACAGAATCGCGAGTCATTTTGATTCCTTTACTACTACCACCAGTAAAGGAATTTGCAATAGCACCCGATTGTGAATTACCAGGAGTATAGATAAAATACTCTTCTAACTCTGGAAAATTATAATTTTGTGGATTATCTCTACCTCCGCCAGCGACTCTTTCAAGATTACTGAGTGCATCCTTTGGGGATTTCTTTATTTGACGAACATATCGCATCTTAGACGAATCGATATATCTTAGTTCTTGAATACCATTTTCTGGTTTCTTTTGATCAATAACTTTATTATAATAAAGTCTCCCATCAATATACCAATTTCGGAAAATTTCATGAGCCTTCTTGTCAAAATCAAGAAGTTCAAGAATATATTTAAACTCTTCTCTTACAATTTTTTTAATACCATCACTGGCATTGAGATTTTGAAGATCAATAGATATGGGGCTATCATTAGTATCAGAAACAATAGCTTCGTTTACAATATCTTCGATCGCACCGTCACACTCAGGGTAGAGTGCCATTGAACGATATCTACGAATGAGGTCGTTCTCGTTTTTATATACTCCTTCAATATCTACATACGAACCATAAAACCCCGACGAGACATAGTGTTCCGAACCATCGTTGTTAGACGGTGGTACTGGAGACACCAATCCAGCTGGGGTCTTTTCGCCATTTTCAATTGAGAAACCAAATAATCTCGCCATTTCAAGTAAATACTAGGAGTGGACTCCTAGTATTTATATCTTGATTATATCAGTCTTCAAGAGTAGCTGCGGTCTCTGTATCAACTGTCTCATCATATTGACCATCAGCTGAGTCATCCGTCTCACCAACAGTGAAGTACTGAACTTGGAAAGTTACAGAGAATTCTTCAACAGTATCAGCGTTATCATAACTAAGTTCGATAGCTGAGATCTCAGAAGGCCAAATGTCATAGAACTTATAGGTTCTCAGAACTGAAGTTACATTGCCAGCATTCTTTTCTGAGAAAGCTTTCTTACCACGACCAAGTTGCTTAACGAAAGCATTGGTCATGTACGAAGTTGGGTTAGTAACGCCAGTTGCATCATGCAAGTTGGACAACTTATCAGCCCATTTCTCGAAAGCTGTTCTGATAGTGAAATCCTCATCGTTGATGACAGTGATTGTCCATTCAGCGAATGTTCTGTCACCAGCGACTTTCAGAGTTCTACCTCTAAAAGGAACACTAACAGGAGACACAGATGAAGCAGGTAGTTGAGCTGCTTTACACAGAAACTTGAAAGTGTTCTGATAATCTGCTACCCAAGTTTTACTGTCAACAGCACCTGGGAATGAGGGAATAGATACCTCAAACAGATTGGGGCGGGCACCCCCGCCCGCCAGGGTTGATTTGAATTGAGATAATGTCTTAGTAGCCATTTTTTGTTTTCTCCTTTTTTATTTTGAAATTAATAGATCAAACAGTACCAACAACTTCACTGAAGTCAACACCAGATCTGGTGGCAACAAAAGTGAGTGTGACATAGTTAATTGATTTTGTAGGTTTCAGGAAAATGTCTGCTCTAAATTCATTGTTATCAATAATATCGGGAGTGTTATTTGTGTCATCACACTTCACAACGAAGTCAAAAATTCCTCTCTTAGCCTGAACATCACGGAGAAAAGGTTCAATAGCGTTAACGAAGTTGGCTCTTGTTGTTGAGTCGTTAAGCTCAAACAGTTGAGCGTCAGCGGCTGATTCAATAGCTTGTTCAACTGTAAGAAATAGTCTTCTTACGTTGATTCTATCAAACGCGGAAGAGTATCCAAGAGCCGTTTTGTCACCAAATAGAATAATACCCAATCCTTTCTTGTTGATGATAGGATTGATTCTTGATCCATAGAGTTGATCTCTATGTGATTTGCTTGGGTTGTAAGCCAGTTTGATAGCGTCGTTGATTGTACCTCTTTGAGCTCCAGCTGGAGAGAACCAAGGGAAAGATTCAATTTCAGTTCTGACCATTGTTCCAGCAATGTCTCCATTACAAGGAACATAAACAAAAGAGTTATTGAAACGATCATAAACATACTTCCAACCAGTATCAAATACTGCGTAAGAAGAAGAACTCAGAGGAGAATAATAATTCAAGATATTACTGAGTTTAACTTCATCAGTTGAACTATTAATAACATCACTTCTATGTGGAGAGATAACAGCCATACAATCCTTTCTAGCTTCAGCTATTGCAATCAATTGATTAGCCTTAGCTTGTGAGAGGAGTTTGTCACCTAAACCAGGACCCATCAGAAGGAAGTTAACCTCAACATCTGCGTCATTAGCAAAGATTTGATATGAAGTTTGAAGACCTCCCAAAGTAGCTGCATGTCCACCAGATGTTGAATAGTCAACACCACCAGAAAGTGCATAGGACTTATTACCAATGGCTGAGAAGACAACACCTTGTGCGTCTTGACCCCATTGACCTGCACCAACGGTATTAGGTACGGTATTGGAACTAAATCCACCTGGAGCTGGTGATGTTCCCCAGAATGCGTCAGCTGCATTTGATGGACTATATCCAGCAAAGATATAATTAGAACCATTGGTGAGATAGTCCTTATAATATGTCTTAGTGGGTGCTTCACCATCAGCGGTGGCATCCTTAGCCTTAGAAAGGAAGGTATGTTTCTCAAGGATATTACCTTGAATACCAGTTACGGAACCGCTATCATCAACAACTACAATGTGAAGTGAGTCATTTCCACCACTTCTTGAATCTGAGAAATTAGAATCAACTGGTTTGCCAGCAATTGTATTCCAAAAAATTGGAGTGTTTAGTCCAAGGGTTTGTTGATCATACCAATCAACCGCGGTCGATGGTGAAATAGAGTATCCAGTTGATACACCAGCTGAATTCTTGAAATTCAATGTGCCACTAGCGGCAAATGATGAGAGTGTATTACCCTTACTATAATCAATATTAGTTACTGTTCCAGTTGAAGAAACTCTCTTGAGAATTTTAACATCAATAGATTGTGAGGTTCCAACAGCGGTAGTAATACCTGTAACAATACCTTCAACATATCCAGTAAAATCACTAGTTGTGCCAGCTCCAGCAATAGTTCCAGTAACCGCAGCTGTGACAGCTGTACCAACAATAACTTTGAGATTGTCTGTAGGACCGACTCCTGTTGTGGTAAGACCCAGTGTCTGATCAGCTTGATTGTCAATGAAACAGACTTTTAGTCCATTACCCCATTGACCAGGGTTCTTAGCCGCCCAGGTAAAATCAGATGAGGTACTGAAATTCTCTTCGTAGTCATCCGTATTTTTGATCTTAAGATCAGAGTCTGTTCCCAGTCCAACACCAGCATTGGCATTGACTAACGTAGTTCCATCTGTTCTTATTACTTTCAGGACTCCACCATATGAAAGATATGAAGAAGCTGTCATCCAATACTCATACTGTCTATCAGTTGACAGTGGTGATCCGAATGATTCTAGAAGTTGGGCCTGATTAACAACCTCAATTGGTTCGTCTACAGGACCGAGTTGGAAGGGACCAGCGATAGCACCAATATTGTTTACAACATTGTCAACTCTTCCCACTGTTAAGTCAATCTCTCTGACAAGAATGCCTGGAGATAATTGAGGAGTAGCCATTTTTTCTCCTTTGAATTACTCATGTTTAACTAAAAAATATTTAGGTTTATGAGTATTTTCAGAGGGTAAAACAGGACGAAAACTACCAATCTGGGTATTTCCAATCACTCATGGGATTCTTCTTCTTTCGATCTTCTATAACTTTTTTCACTGTACAGTTTTTACAGATATATGAGTAAGATGAAGCTACAGCTCCTTTATCTTTCCTTGTTCTATAAAAATCATCAACTAAATTTTTTACTTCGCCACAGAATCTACACCTTCTATCGGAGAGGAGTAAATGACCTAGTTTGAATTGTCCATCTAAATCCATGGTTTAGTATTTCCACATGTAGTCCATTCCTCCCCCCTGGTCTCCGTATTCATCGGTAAACCACCTGTCTCCGTCTGCATCCACAAAACTAGTATCATCAAGTCCATCATTAATGAAACCGAAGGGTGCCATATCCTGCTCGATTTGATTCTTTTGTTCCTCGTATAATCGTTTTCTAACATCTTGATCTGTAAGTTCTTTGAAGTAATCTTGAGCTACCAACCAGGCATAAATGACAAGACACATGGCCAGGTCATCATTACATCCTTCTTCTGCCTCAAATGAATTGTGTTTTGAAATGAAGGTAGTGAGTTCTGAAATAATCTCATAGTCATTGAAGATGAGTTTGTCCTCTTCAATCATTGTCTTGAGATTGAGTGACCCAATCTTTTTGACAGTCTTAGACATCTTAACACCCAATTGTGTCTTCTGACCAGAGAAACCTTGTCCAACAATCTGACCAGCACGACCTCTCATAGAACACATTAACAGGTTCTGATATTCAAGGTCATATTGTAGGATACTTGCTACCTGATCACCAACATCATTTACTTCGCATAGAATGAAAGCTTCATTATAACTTTTAGCTATATCATAGATCACACTTGGGAACAACATCGGTTTTATAGTATTGTCCCTATACTTCGCTACAACCTTATGGGGGAAAGTTGTTATGTCAACAACAACAAAAGCAGAGTAATCGTTACCAACACCCCGTGCAACGTCAACAGACATGGCGTAATCGTGTTCTTTTTGTGGTACTTCATGAATATCTAATCCTGCATTTGATTTGATTGGTTTGTCAAATACTAAAGATTTCAACTTACTAGGTGCAACTAGTGTATCAACAGAACCAAGGAATTCACACTCAAACTCAATCTTAAATTGTTGTTCTGATGTGTTGGCAATAGTCTGTTCTTTCCAAACAGCATCTCTACCAGGGACTTCTGACCAGTGAACATCAGTTGGTACATATTCATTTCTCTTTTTTTCCGCATCTGTCCACATACGGTAGAAATGATTCATACCATGTGGGGTAGAGACTATGATGACTTTTGTGCTTTTACCAGAAGTAATAGTAGGATAAACAGATGCAAAGAACGCGTCTGCAATATGGTTTGGAACGAAAGCGAATTCGTCAAGGAATAGGATGTTAAACGACATACCTCGGACAGCACTCGCAGATGTAGAAGCTGCCAATATCTTACTGCCATTTTCTAACTCTATGTTTCCTTTGTTCCATACCAGGATACCCTGTTGCATCCATTTAGGTAAGTTCTCGTATGCAGTTGCTAACCTTGCTAAGAGTTCTCTTGCAGTTGTAGCTTTGTTGGCCAAAATACCGATGTTTACACTATCGTTGAAGATGGCATAGTGAAGAAGGTAAGACACACATGTCGTGGACTTACCTGTCTGTCGTGGCATTTTACAGATATTAAATCTGTGGTTGTGGAAATTGTTGATTAACTTCTCTTGAAAATCATAAGTCTTGAATGGTTGAAGACCATGGTCCAGGGTCACAATCTGGACATAGTTCTGTGCAAAATACACAGGGTCATCCTTACATTTGATATACTCCTCAATCTGTTCTTGTGTGAACTCAATAGGGGTATTAGCCTTCTTTAGAAGGGGATTACCCAAATAAACATCATTACTCATAAATTACCTCAACAATTCCAAGCTCTCAGTGATTTATTGATTCTTGAATCTGGATCGTTTGCTGTCTTAGCAGAAGTCAGTTTCTTTTTCATACCTTTCATCCTTGCACAGAATGAAGCTCTTCTCTTATTTCCAGGTTTCTTGGAAGGAGCTTTCAGGTCAGAACCTGGATTATCTCTTTCATAAGACTTACGACCCTTCTCATTCAAACCACCTGAAGAGTTCTTACCAGACTTTTTTGTCCAGGCTGCACCCTCCCCAATTTCAAATCCTTCTTTCTTCATCTTTTCACGTTTTGCCTTAGCCTTAGCAAGAAGTCTATCTCTAGCTGAATCTCTTTCTTTCTTAGGGATGTCAATATTTGTCAGAGCATCAACCTTCTGATCTACATCACCAGGGGCATAACCTTCACCCATTGGTTTGACATAGTTCTTATCAGGACCAGGTTTGGCTGTATCACCACCCTGTCGTCCAATCATTATTAACGATTCGCCAGGTTGTCTTGGAGCCAGGTCAAATCTTTGAACCATACATCCAGGATAGACTTTTTCTAGAGCCGCAGAAACTTCCTGTCTCGTTGGTTTTCTAACCTCTGGGAAAAACATCTTCATCATCATAAACTTGGCTCTCCAAGTAAAACTAACGAGATAAACGTTACCGTTCTCATTAACTCTTACTGCCTCATCAATGGACTCCTCTTCGACCGAAGATGAGTTGGTCAATCTCTCAAGGACTCTAGTTTTCTCATCAACTACTTCAACTTCTTCTTTCTTGACACAGTTTGGATATCTTTTACCAAACATAGTCTTCATACCTTTCTTCTCATATCCCTTCCAACATGCCTCGTCAATAATCTCAACCTCATATCCGGCGTATTTCAGAGCTGCAATTTGAGTTTCTGTCAGTTCTGGGAGGTCATAGAAACCTTCCATTTCCTCTTTCTTGGTTGAGTTACCCCAGTTGGCTGCACCCTTCTTACGACACTTCACCAATGCACCGGAGGCATAAGCTGAAGGCCATACAGAATAACGAGACTTTACCTTATGGTAACAGGCATCTTTAGACCCACTACCTTTACCTTTTTTATCTGAAGCTTCGTTAAAGGTTTCTTCTTTCATTTTCTTCTTAGGTTTATCAGTAGAAACATAGGTTGGTTTGGCTGCTCCAGACTTTTGTTGTTGTCCGGGATCTTGTCTTGATTTTCTTGTGTCAGCAGAACGAAGTTCTTTCTTCGACATACTGGCTTTCTTGGCCGAGGAGTAACACTTA